AACGAACCAGCCAGCAGCTCATCAGCCACCAGGTTGCCGCCAGAGGCAGGGATGTCCACCACCAGATCACGACGCAGCACCTCGTTCGGCACCACGATGCCGTTAGAAGAGCGCTCGTACTTGGCAGCAGCGGCCTTGCCAACCTCAATCTCAAACTCAGCGGCACGGCGGGCGCCGGCATCGCTGGGGTTGGCGAGGTAGTTAAGGGCCTTCATGAAGCTGAAGCGCTTCACTTCCTTGTTGTCGAGACCCAGATCGTTCTGAGTCACATCTTGAGAGCGAATAGGTTGTTCCATGGGGGCTTGGCCGAGTTTGTCGAGGACAGCAGCACGCGCTTCATCGAGGGTGCGACCACCTTCGATCAACTCGCGGGCCAGATCTTGCAGCTGGTGCTTTTCGCCCAGTGCATTGATGGCGGCGATACGGCTCCGCTCGGCCTCAGCGGCCTTGGACCGGATCACCTCCACATCAGGGGTGTTGTTTTCCATTTGAACCTCAGGTTCGGGTGATGCGGCGGAAACCGCTTGACTGCGCACTTCCTCCTCAACGGATTCAGTGACTTCAGTTTCGATCTTAGTCTCCTCGGGTTGCATAGTTTCCTCGGGAATCAGTGAACGTCCCACACCCACCGTAGGGTCAGCGGGAATAGAGACAACGCTGATTTCATAAGGAGACCAGCGCGTGGCGACCATTGCGCCGCCACGCTCTTCCATCTCATCAATCGAATAACCAAAGCTCACGCCACGCAGAATCCCGTCACGCACGTCATCAAGGATCTCCTGAGCAGCCTTGCTACGGCTGAAGCGCACCTTGGCATAGCCACGCTTCTTCTTCCCATCAACCCATGCACGCTCAACCACGCCCAATACGCGATCGGGATCATGGTTAAACAGGAGTGGAGCACCATCATTTAACCGCTCAAGGATTGCTGCATCCATCTCATGGCTCAGCACCTCCTTGCCGAAATAACGCTCAACCGGATACTCCGAGCTGAATGGAAACTCCATCACACGCTCTTCAACGGCGCGAAACTGCGTCGCTTCAGTGCGCTGATACTTGCCCTTGTAATCCCGTTTGTCGTCCATAGACCTCAATGCCTCAATTTTGGTCAACGTACTGAAGCGATGACCAACAAGGGTCTCCGTTTCCTGCCATTCATTATCGCTGTCTTGCCTATAGATACGAATCAATGCAGCCGGATCATCAGCTGTTGCATTGATGCTGAAGCTACTTTCCGGCACTCCCAGCACCCCTTCGCGCATCACATGCTCGATGCGGCCTCGCGCCGTACCACCAGAACTGTTCCATGACACGAAATCACCCTCCTTGAGCGCGTCAGGCGCTGCACGCAACTCACGCTCGCCAGTCGCCTCCTCAAACTCAATCGGCTCGTAGTCACGATCACGCAACCACTGACGCGCTTCTGCAGCCGTGAACTGGCTCAAACGGAAACGGATCGCCTGCAGCTCAGCGCCTTCTTCTCCTTCCTTGATGCCAAAAATGAAGTCCACGCCTTCACCAGCCGCATTATTGCGACGACGAAAGCTGTCGTACTGCCCAGGATCACGCAATCGAGCAGCATGTTCATTCGGATAAGGGCGTTCCTCTTGCATGGTGCGATCCATCTTTGCGACAAGACTATCTGCCCAGGCTTTACCAGGGTCACCACCCCATGCAGCCCACGCCACCCTGCCAGGTGATGGATACCCCTCCTCGCCAGGGCTGAAGCCCTGTCCCTGCTTATCCACCTCATGACGCGCAAACCATGCGCTCATCGTCACAATCGTCTCGTCACTCAGTTCTTCACCGCTCAAAATCTGCCCGGCACGCCGTGCCGCAACCTCAGTGCCACCCTTGCGGCCTTCTTCCTTCCACGCTCGATAACGACGCGCCTCCTCGCGCATCCCTTGAGTTGGCATCGCGCTCATGGTTGCTCCTCAGCAGCGGGTTGCGGCGGCGGGATTGCCCCCAGCAGATCCTTGTCCAAACTCACCCCAGCAGCATCAGCAACGCTCTGCTCACGCGCTAGTTCAGCCACATTGTCATCAAAGTCACCGCCACCTGACTGCGCAATGATCTGCGCCTTGGTCATGTAGCCCGCCTGTTCAGCTTCGCGGTATGCCTTGACTTCCTTAAGCGGATCCACCCAGCTCCAGCCACGAGTCAACCACTTCGGGCTGTCGTACCGCTCAGGCCGTAGCTCATAGTCCTGAAATGGCAGCTCACCAGCTAGCACCGCCAAGTTCAACCACTCGCGGTACACCCGCATGTGGAAATTTTCGATCAGGTAGTTCTGCACCACCCGCCAATGCTCACGATCCTCCAGCAGGCTTAGCCGGCTGCTGCTGTAGTTGGTCTCGCTGAAATCACGGCTCAGCGTCTCGTAGCTACATCCAAAACCTGACGCAAAGCGCCGCACCTTATTGCGCACAAACATCTCAAACTGCTGATCCGGTGAGTCGATGTTCGGCACCGTCACGTTTTCACCCGGCGCAAGATACTTAAACGTCCCAGGCTCAAACTCGCTGATCCGCTGGTTGTTCTCAATATCATCCGGCGTCAGCTCGCCTTCATTATTCGTAATAAAACCCATCAAGCTGGCACCGGCCCTTGCCCGAATAACTGCTGCCTCTTCATACCCCTGCAGCTGGTGTGCATCAGCCATCACCGCATGGAACCACGGCACACCACGGTTTTGCCCTGGCCGCTCCGGCAGGAACAAATGAATCACATCCTCCGCCGGCAGGAATACATGCTTTTCATTTCGCTGCTTGCCGTTCTGGAACCAGTAATCACCCGGATGCCGCGTCAACATCGCGTAACGCACCGGACGCCCCCATTCATTCACCTCAACGCCATTACGCCATTCATTACCAGCCGCCAGCGTGCCGCCTTGATACTCCTCATCCAGCATGTCCGCCTCAAGGATCTGCAATGCCAGCGGCACAGTCGATCCACCAAATGGCCGCCGCACAATCCGAAACAACGCCTCCCCGCTCTCAGGCAATGCTCCAGCAGCCAGCCACTCCAAGTCGTGGAAGCTGTATCGCCCAGCAACATCACAGTGCTCCTTGCGGCACCATGTCTTCCATTTACCCTCAATCAACTTATTGATGCGCTCATCACGGCGATTACCCCGCAGCAGCATCACCTGCGCCTGCAACGCAACTCCAGTGCCAACCACATTGATCTGCGTTGTCCTTTTTGCCTGCTTGGCATAAGGATTGTTACGAACCATTTCGCGGGAACGATCCCGCAACTTCCGCAAACTGGTGCGAATCTCTGCATCAGCGCTCGTCTGCGTTGCCAGCCAATCAGCCGTCAACCTGCTGATAATTGCACCCTGATACGTCCGCTTCAACCTGCGCGGCGCGGCTTGATCCAATGAACCTGCCTTGGGTTCACCAAAGCCAAATGCGTGGCGGATGCGGTCGCGGAGTCCCATGATCAGGCGTTAAATCGAACGAACATATTGCGTGGATTGCCAAGGCCATTGGCAATCATCTCAGCCTGCTTCTCACGCGCTACATCAGCCTTCAACTTACCCTCAAGCTGCAGCAGCTCCGCCAAGTCATACCTCTTGATGCTGCGATTACCAATCCGGTACTCCTTAGTGCTACCACCAGCAAGCAGCGTCCTGATAGCACTTTGTACGGCCTCCAGATCCTTCTCGGCTTGGCTGCGACCGTCATAAGCAGCAGCAGTGCCCGTATAAGCAAGGCTGGGCTCCAAGGTCAGTGAGCCACTGCCAAGCGTCGTCTTGCTTGAATCGCTGATCTTGGTCGCTACCGCCTGCCAATAAAAGGTGGTCGGAGCTGTGATCGCTTCATTCACCACCCAGGTAAATCGCCACTGACTGCCTTGCACCGTCCCAGTCAACGTCTCCGCTGCTGCGCTGGCGTTTGCACGCAGGTAATAAATCAACGTATGGGTGGTCGCGTCAATCGCCTGCCCAAATACGTCCACCGTTGGCTCATCCAGCCAAATCACGGTGTCGCCATTCCTAGCTGACTGTGGAATCCTCATGCCCGCAGTCTAAACCTGCTTACCACTGACTAACAAAGCTCCGTTTGCGCTGCGGTGTCATCTGCTTGCGCTCTTCTGCTGGCTTCTGCTCGCCCTCCAGCTTTCGCTCCATTTGATCCCAGATCGTCCGCTTGTCATACACCATGTACAACCGATGCAACGCCGCATAGCCGTACACCAATTCGTCCACCGCCTCATTCGCCGCATTAGGGCGCTTCACCCAATGACGCTCAGGGAAGCCATTCTTGAAACGCATCACCTGCTTCTCAGCCGTCAACTCCTCAAAGTAATCACTTGGTGTCGTCGGGAAGAAATGCAGATACCCGGCGCCAGGGTCGTTGTGCCGCAACCTCGCAAACAACAGCGACTTCACTGTGTCGCCACCCACCGGAAACACCTGCGCCCCGCGCTTCACCGTCTTGCCTTGGCTGTTCAAATCCACTTTTGTTGGCTTGCCAATTGGCGGCTTACCCTTCTGCGCCATGCCCTTCACCGCAATCACGCCCATCGCTTGGCGCTCCTTGGCGTACTGATACACCACATGCGCGTTAAAGCCTGAGTCAATCGCGCAACACAGCACACGCCGCTCTGAGCCATCTTCTGCCTTGTATGGCGCCTGCAGCACCTGATCAAGTTGGTTCCACGCCTCAGGCCGCGTCGGATCGCCATACAGCTTGATCCGATCAATCAGCCAACCTTCCTCCTCACGGCCCCAGCCCCACACGCTCAAGCTCAATCTGTCGTGCTGCACGTCGCAGCCAATCGTCAGCGCCAACACCTCAGCAGGCACCACACCCTGCTTGTACTTCTCCTTACCAGCACGCTCTGCCAGCGCATCAGCGCCAATCTTGCTCGCGTACTCGTCCTCCCACGTCTCACCTAACACCGTGTTTACAAACGTCTTGAGCTGCTCTGCATCGTTCTTTGCCTCCAGGAACTCCTCCACCAGATTTGGCCAAGTCGCATTCGGGCTGTAGCTATATGCCGCCCAGATATGAAACGACACATGCTTGCCATTGCCAGGTGCCGTAGGTCGCCATTCGCCCCGCTCCACCATCCACCGCTTCTTGGTATGCGGAATCCAAGTTCCACATTTTTCGCAGCAGTAGCTAGCAGTATCAGGATCGCCGTCGCGCCACTTCACATTCCCCCATCTCAAATACTGCATGTGCTCGCAGTCCGGGCATGGCACGAAATACCTGCGCTGATCACCCTGCAGATACATCCGCTCCACACGGCTGAAATCCTTGATCGTTGGCGTCGAACCGGCCACGATCTTGCGATTCCAGTAATACTCCGTCCTCCTGATGCCCAGCTTGATCTGGTCGCCCTCCGTACCAGCTGATGCCGGATAGCCATCAACCTCATCAAATAACACCACCCTTCTGCTCACACGCCTGAAGCCACGCGGGCTGTTGGCACCCACCAGACTCAGCGAGCCCCCAGGGAACTGCTTTTGCAGGATCGTGTTTGCACCATCCTTCGCCTTGGCATCACTCACCAAGCCCACCAAGCACGGCGTATCGCGCAGCATCGGCGCGATCTCCTCCTTTGAATACCCCTGCGCGTCCTCGATGGTCGGCTGAACAATCATCAAAGGACATGGATCCTGATGAATGTGATACGCCGCAACGTGATTTAGGATTTTGCTGTAGCCCACTCGGGCGGATTTCATCACAGTGATTTGCTCTACCCTTGGATCTGTTATTGCATCCATAATTCCCTTTTGGTATGGCAAAGTATGCCATCTACCGCCTTCTGCGCTGCTTTCTGCACTTAAATACGCAAAATTGTTAGCCCATTCGCTCAAACTAAGCCGCTTTGGCGGCTTAAACGCCAGCAGCGCTGCTTTTTCCAGCTTAGTGACGTTACTCATCGTCCTCCGGCGCCTCTCCGGCCAAATCCTCCAGCGTTTCTCTCACGATCGCATCCAAAACACTGATTGCATCCACATCCAAATCAGGTATTCGCTGCTTCGCCTTGGTGGGAATACCCATGATCTTGGTGCGGGCCAACACCACAATCTCGACCCACTTGGCCTCAACATCAGCAGCTGGCACCAGCAGCCCCTCCTTTTGCTTGCGCTCCAGCTCCAGCAGCTCCGCCTTGAGATGCTCAGTCCTAGCCCTGCTCTCGTCGTAGTCAGGGATGGCCTCGTTCGTCTTGGTGATACGAGGTGACATTCGCTCTTCGCGGCTACGAAGCCCTGGCCTGCTCACTGCATCTCCTGGTGGTTTTGGCCCAACCCCAATCCGAGGCTGGCTCTTCCCTCTCCATTCCTCATACATCGTCTCACTGTTCACTCGGATCTGGCCGTCTGCACATTCCTTGGATGTCAGGCGTCCCTCCTTGACGGCCCTGTACACGGATTGCTTGCTGACGCCCAAAGCACGGGCGGCTTCAGCCCTAGTGATCATTGGCATACACGAATACTACCTTGCAGTTGGATAAGCGTGCTACAGTGCCCCGCTTTTTTTGGGGAGGGGGAGGAATTGTTTATACATAGACAACCTACTTTTGGTTGCTGTGCCTAGCTTACTAGAGCGACTTGAAAACCCT